CTTTCTCGTTACGGTCAAGTGTGGTGCGAGAGTTTTCGATGTACCAACCACCTGGTCCTTGGAAGGCGTGGGAGTACAGTTTTGCCCAAGGGAGTGTCTCTCCATCAGGGGCAGGTAAGAAACGGATAACAGCGTATCCATTTCCAGAAGCGTCAACCTCTGGTTTCCAGAAACGTTCATCAACGTTCTTACCGCTGGATGATTTCTCTAGTTCCTTTTGTAGGAAGTCAAAGTTGGTCTGGGATTTACGCTTAAGGTCTGCAAAAGACATAGGATTTTTGGATTGGATTAGATTTGGTTTGTGTGATGCCCTATCACTCAGTCATTATAATGGACACAGAGACGGGCGTCAACCCTCTGTGCCACTCTGGAGTTTGTCCTTCATTTGTTGGACTCTCTCGGTTAACTCGTCAAACATCTGCTCGACAGGAGTGCCTGGTGTAGCACCAAGCATTACTATACCCTGCTTCATGGTCTCAAGTACAGAGACTGCCTCAGGATCGTCACTTAACTTAATACGAAAGTAAAAAGTTTTTTGTTTGTCAATTAGCAGCTCAAGTTTATTAAAGTAATCCATCTTCCTATCATCATCAAGGAGGACAAAGTTCATCGCAGATCTAAAACAGAACTGCTGTAGTTCCAGCATCTCTTGGATGTCACCACGTACTAATTCAGATTGAAAGAAGCTCATACCAACATCAATTTTGCACGACTTGTTTTCTTCATGAAGTTGAGTTGCTGTGCCTCATGACGGAGTTTTTCCTTCAGAGGTTTGCTAACCAACTTTGATACGCTATCTATTTCGATTTCATTCAGCTCGCAGTAGTGGATAACCGAATCAATATAATTCATATCGGGATTGTGTAAAGCAATCTTCTCCACCTCCTGCGAAAATCTCGCAGCAGTCATAAATTTATCCTCTAATAATTGTTTTTTCTCCATACCGTTCCTTGTATTCGTGGATGTAACTCATTAGTTTCATGAAATATTCTTTCTTAGGTGGAAGCACCTTGACTTGAGTCTCTCCGTTTTCACAAGCAACAATAGTTACGAGTTGCTTGACACTCAACCCGTAGTTTTCTTGCAGCATACATGCATATGCAGTTTCTTGAACGAAGTAATCGTAAAGATATTTCTCACGCTTTGGTTCTTCAGCGGTCTTGAAGTCAATAATAGACATCACACCGTCAAACTCAGCGATACAATCTACTCGCCCTGCAATCTCTAAATGTTTAGAGTAGAGCGCCGCTTCCTGTAAGTAAATATTATTTATACGGTCCAAAGTAGGGCGACTATGATGGAACATTAGTACAGGAAGTGGGTGCGATTTATACTTCTTTAGGTCTAGATTATTATTAAGGTAGTCCTCGGCAATAGAGTGATACTTGTTCCCTCTACCAGTAGCACGAGTGGACTTGGCATTAGCTGCCTTCTCACCAACACGAGCTCGCCACTTAGCAAGACCTTCCAACTTTTTTTTGTTGTTGCCAATCACAGTGGTGACAGATGGATAGTGATGTCCTGTTGGTGTAAGATAAACTCGTTTGCCTTCCACCATTTTAGCAGACATTTCAATAGGATCTAGTCCCACATGATTAAACAATTTCATAGACCCAGATTAATTTTATTAATAAGATAAGATTTGACAAGACCAGATCGAACGATATCATCAACACCAAACTCAATTAGTGCAAACTCTTCCATGTTCTGTAGAATGCGTTGGAAGTCTAAGATACCTGTACGTTCACTAACTTTTTGCAAGTCAGTTTGTGCAGCATCACCACAGAAAATAATCTTACTGTCTTGACCAACACGAGTGATGATTGAATCTAGTTCGTGGAAGTTTAAGTTCTGACACTCATCAATAATAACGATAGCATTATCAAGTGTAGTACCACGAATGAAACTAGTACTCCAGAATGAAATAGTTTCTTGTGACTTTAGGTTGTCGTATAGCATATCATATGATGCATCATCAGGCATCTCAAACATGGATTGAACCATGTTCTTGTATGGTATCTGATAGAGAGAAGACTTATCCTCATGGTCTCCAGGAAGGAAACCAATCTCCCTAGTAGCGACAAGAGAGCGAACGATATAGATCTTTTCAAAAGGTGTGTACTCATTCAATACATCTTTGAGTGCTTTATAGAGAGCGATAAATGTTTTACCAGTTCCCGCTACACCAGAAGCATAAACCATCTTACCTTTTTCCCACTCATCAAAGAACACTTGTTGATTGTGAGTGAGAGGTTCGATAGGTAACATGTATGCCTCATCAATAGGCTTACGACGCTTACGTTGCTTCGCAGTCATACCTTGTCCAGGTGATTTAGTAGTCTTCTTTCTTGCAGGCATATCAGTTATACTTTTGTGAGATACTATCGTTGGTTGGTGCTTTAGGAGCAATCTTATTCTTCATGATGTCATAGAAACCAGGATGAGTTTTACTCATCTTGTGTTGCCAATCACCTACTTCACCTGAGTTAGGACAGGTAGTTGGATCACTCCAGTCTCTATGCCAATCAGGATTAGCAATCTTCCACTCCTCCCAAGCATCGAAAGTCATCCTGACTTCCTTTTGCTCACCAGTAGTCTTATTAATAACAGGATACGTAGGCATTAGTTCCACTCCAAAGCTTCAGCACAAATAGGAAATTGTTCACAGAATACACGCTTTGCATCCTCTGCAATAATCATGTGTTCTTTCTGCGTTCCATTAGCAGAACGCAAATCTATATAGTGCATCCATGACCGAACTGATCCCGTCATGTAAATTCTAGTAGGCACGGCGAGAGGAAGCACAAAACGTGAACATTCTTTTGCAATTCCTACAGAAAGCATATGCTGATAAAGATCCATAGCAGACTCGAAGTGTCTTTGAATAGCAATCTCAAGTTCTTGCTTAGTGAAAGCATCAACATCATCAATAGAATTTTGACGGTTCTTTGTATCCTGCCTGCGAAGTTCAGGTAAAGGAATCTTGTCTGCTAACATAGAACTATCAGCATACCGTTGAGAAAACTCTTGGAATGTGAAAGACCTATGCCTCAGAATTTGAGCTGCGATTCCCCTAGAAGTTTCAATTTCTAGAGTCATGTGTGCCTGCTCAAATACAGACCAATGGTTGTGCTTGATGCAATACTTTAGCAGACCAGCAACTTTAGGGTTGTCCTGATTGTTCGGGTTCGATACCCTCGCCACGTACCCCATCATCTTCTCCGCGTCGGGAGTTACTGTTACGAGTTTCACGGAATTCATTACTAAATCCTTTCTCCTGCTTGCGTCGTTGTTGTTTTAGTTTCAGTCCTATTTTAGCACGAATTAACTGCATAGTCATGTACTGCAGTTCCTCTTCTGTATACAGATTAGGATTCGTCTTTGCTTCTTTGATTGCTTTCTTTGCTAGTCTAATTTGATCTTTTAGTCGGGTCATAGTACGCTTTATAGTAGGCAACGATGCCATCGGTTCTCATATTTCCTTGGGATACCCAATCATGAATGCATTCGTAGATGCTTTGGTTACTATAGCGTGGTGATCCATCAGAACAAATTTCACGACCAAACTTCTGTAATAGAATGTTTAGTCCCTGTGTTCTGATATCCATGCGTTCATCACTATAACGCCAATCAGTCTGGATATCCGTCATCATCATCCTCTGAAGTTAATACTCTTGGTTTTGTTTTGTTTACATGTTCGTCCCAAGGATGAACATAAAGTTCTACGTTAGAATAAACTTCACTCTCTAACGCATCTGTTAAAGACTTAAGGTTTCTGACGATAAGTTTTAGTCGTTCTCTATCCATATATTTATGGTAAGGTGTACCAATTATAACATAAAAAAAGAGGGGTCGCAACCCCTCTCTATACGTTTTACAAGTAACTCACTTGGTGTAAAGTTTACCGCGATAGCAGAATGTGCCATGGGTTTCCTTTGATTCAACACAACGGGTAGTATATTCAACACCACGATATGAGGTGTGACTAATCTGTGCGTTGTGAAGTGCAGCAGCTCTGTTGATCTGCTTGCGAATGAGGTTAAGTGTGTTCATGAGTCTTCTCCTGAAGTTGGGGTGAGGTTTTAAGTCTCCCGTTCCTTCAGTCGTTTGCGTCCCAATACCACTCACATTCTGGTGATGAGTCCTTAAGGGTCTCAATCAACTCTACCTTCAAGATAGGAGATAGATTCACATTTCTCTCAATCTTCAGCATGATAGCATCAGTTTGAGTGCATGAGAGTGTTGTGTAGAATAATAGTTCTAACATGGGATGAACGCTCCGTTCCGCGACTTACTTGCGCCCCACTATAAAGTGAGGTGAACGATGGTATTAGTATACCATACTATGTATGGGGTGTCAACCTGTAAAGTGTGATACCCATTAATTATTTGAAAGATAGAAAGAGTTTCCTCTTGCCTTGCAGACTCTCTTCACTTCTACATCATATCTAGGAGGATCTTCTGTAATTAGATTCTTTGCAAAATCAAATGCTTCTTTATATCTGCCGAACTTATACACGTCATCGTATGTTTTTGCAGAGACAAGAACACCATCATTACGCCACAACTTCATCGTATACCATTTCATACGATCCGATGTTTTGCAATAGAAAACACACCAATCTCCTTGTTGTTTTGTATTCATTTCTTTTTCTTGTTTGGATCTTGCCAGAGTTTAGGGTTAGCTCTACCTTCTGTCTGTGTCATGTTAGCGACGTTTTTATATTTATCCCAGTATTCATCAAAGATGTCTACTAGTTTTCCAGCAGAAACAATATCAAATTTAGTTGTTTCGCCCTCTACATATTCAATCATGAATGCTGTATAAGGTAGAGATCTGTCTTGTGAAACGGAAGGGTCGCAGTCTTTATGTATGATCTTACATCCCTTTCCCATTAGGAGCGACCTCCCCACTTAATTTGTGGATAAGCTTCTTCTGCACATTGCTTTGTGATTTTCCAACGCTTACCAATCTTTCTATCTTTCATTAAAGTAAGTACTTCTGCTTCACCTTTATGAAGACCTTCTAACAATTGAATGAAGAGAGTCTCGCGTCTAGTTTGTGAGATGTTAGCACCACCTTTAAAGAAAAGATAGAGCTTACGATACTCATGTACAAGTTTCGTATGCTCTGTATCTTCTGGCGCATCATTAACATTATAAGGAACATCTCCTGGTGGAAGCATAGAAACTATACTCTCATCAAAGTTAGCAATCAGAATCTGTCTGAGTGCTGGAGTATTATGCTCCTGTAGAAGTTTAATTTTTTGTGCTTTTGTTTTAGCGTTGCTTACTTTTTGTAGCACTTCATGTAGTAATAATTGCATAACCTAATTGATGTCGTAAGTATATTTATTCATCATCGAGTTCGTCTTCATCGACAAAACGAACTGATAATAGTTCTTCGGTAATCCATTGTCCCTCCCCATCCAGCATTTCGGGATGAATGTTTTCTTGAATTTGACCATACATGTATTCGTGGAGTTTTTCGTTTACTGTCCATCCTGCGATTACACCTACACATAGAAAGATGAATGAGAATGTTGCTGAAAGATACAAGACTGTTGTTTGCGCCATGGTTTAACCCCGAACTAATCTGTTTGCTTGTCCCACCAAAGTTCTAAGTTAAAATAGACTCTTCGCTTTAGTAGGGTGAAAAATTTCATAACAGAAAAACCTTTTCCCTTAGGAGAAGATTCTTCTTCTTCTTTCTTTTTACTCCCCCTAAGCATGAGCTCTATGCCTTTATTTATTTTAAGATCTTTCATTATTTTTGGAAGATACAATACCAGTTTCCACGAATAATCTTGCAGTTTCTACAAGACCTCCAACTTCTTCTCCATCAATAATAACATAAGGGAAAGAACCTGCTTCAGGATAATCTACACGAACTTCTTCTCCACTAGTACATATCTGTTCATCATAGTCAGTAATATTTGCACGTTCAAAAAGTTCTTTTAACTTAGTGCAGTAGAAACATCCAGGGGTAGAGTAAATTTTAATTTTCATATTAGGAAATGCAAATGTTGAATGAAAGAGAAATCCTATCTTCGTCAGACTCATTAGGTAAGACTGAATGGATTACATGAGAAGGAAATATTACAACCTTTCCTTCTTCAGGAACAATCTCGTAGTTAGTGAACGTTGTAGCATAAACATTATGCTTAGATGGGTGTTGCAAAACAAGATTACCAGAATACTCTGGTGATTTAATCCAAAGTACACCAGAGTATACACTATGGGGATGTGTATGCTCTATATTATATGATCCTGGATGATTTATATTTACCCAGAGATTAGACAACGTTAGATGAACAGAAAAACCATGATCTATAATGTTTTCTACTACCTGATCAAAGTATGGTTTTAAAATAGCCCAGATAATAGGAGAATACTTTTCAAAAGAGGGAACATCATACAAAAAAGGTTCAGATTGATATCCTTTTCTATTACTAACTGATACAGATTCATGTTCTTTTTGAAAGTCCATGAAATATTCTATCAGTTCCTCTTTGTACTCACTAATGTCCTCTTGACCCTCATACAATTCAGTAGGAAATATTTCTAATTTTTTCATAAAAAATGGGGGTCTATGCCCCCAATTATATCATAGGTTATCTGCCGTGTCTAGTGGTCCATGAAGTGTTTAACAAGGACTTCGACACGCTCTTCTTCATGTGCAATAATATCAAGTTGATCTTGTATAGCAGCAAGAACATCTGGATGTTCTCCAATACCTACAGGATTGTGTAAGTATACTTCTACATTAATCTTTGCTTTTTCAATTTTGCCATGTGCATCAGCACGAAGAGCATCAATCATTTTAAGACGAAGTTGACAAGACATAATAATTCCAATTTTTTTTATTTAGTGAAGCGATTAATCGCTTCATTTTATTTATTGTATAGATCTTCCAGTTTTTCTCTAGACAGATCTACATACATCAACTCCTCACCTGCTTGTGGTGCTTCAGGATGACGTGGTTTAGGTGTATTCATCTCTACCTTAATAGATTGAATGTTAGCCCACATCATAGCGAATGCACCACCAGCAATAAGAGCAAAGCATATGAAGTATAGCGTGAACTCGAAACTATTCATCATGCCTCCTGTAAAGATTGAACTGTGTTGTGAAGTTCTCCTATGTCAAGGAGACCTTCAGCACTGAACCAAGGGGCATTTGCCCAACTAAATCCTTCACCAAAGGTGTTATCGGGTGCTGTGATGTACCAATGACATGCTGTGTCTGGTACGTCTACTGAACACTTAGACCAATCATCACTCCACTGTGGAACTTGTACCCACATTAGAGCAGCAAACATAATACTGTACAGTGCTTTAATC